GTTGACCCGGTGGCGACGCTGTCTTACGTCGCCGCATACTTCGCTGTGCGACCAGTCGCACGAACGCTCCGAACCGCTTGAAAACACGCAGCGTCTTGCGGTCGAAGTAACGCGTAACCGCTGGCCGGTCGAGAAAAAGCTGCTTCACTTTTACGATCGACTCCGATGCCATCACAACGGCTCCAGCACGGCATAACGCGCAGTCACACTCGCGCGCACGAACGAACTCTCGTCGAATACTTCCTCGATCTCGTAAAGCGGATCGGAAAACGAGATCGACTCGAACGCATACGCGATGCCACCTCGTTCGAGTACTTCCTGACTCGTGATGCGCGACGCGATCGAGTGCACGTCGTTGACAACGATCTCGATCGACGACGCATCTACGTACGGCCGAGCGCGAACGACCTCTACGTCGAGAAGAAATCGAAATCGCGATCGCGAAAGTCGCTCGCGCTCGGAACGAACGAACGTCACGACGCACACATCGGGCGTCTCGCGTGCGAGGACCCAGTAGTGTGCCCACGTCTTCGACGCTGCAACGGAAGCTGCTGGTGGTGGTCCGTTGAGCACTTCGACAACAGCATCTAGTAGGTTCGCAATCATCGATCCATCAGCACGAGTGCGCGAGTCGCGGCCGAGGGAGCGTCGTTACCGACGACTACGCCGACACGCTTATTACCGGTCGCTGTGGATGTGAAACGTCTGTTCGCCACGTCCCAATAGACGACTGTGCCTTGCGTCCAATTAGCACCAGTTTCGCGCGGACCTTCGATAACGGCACCGACAGCAACGCCGGTTGTAACGTTAGCCTTTACTGGCTCGAGCGTTACCATAGGCATATCACCGGAAAAGATAAGCGCGCCTGCGGGTTGGTCGGAACCGATTGTGGCCGGAATTACTAAATCGTGATGTTTGACAACAACGTTCATCTTTTACCTCCTTAGGATGCGAGTCGCGTCCAAACGCGAACAAAGAAACCATAGGGATCACTCGAAGTTGTTGCGTGCGCGCCACCGGTAGCGCGCACAACGATATATCGCTGCGATGTCGCGACGTTGACGATCTCGTCCGCGACACGTGGCCAATATCCGGCGGGTAAGTCGCTTGCTCGCACAACGAAGCACTGCGTTGTCGTATCGGCTGCGACCTGACCGCCGAGTGACACCGATTGCGAATCGCGGCGCGCGACCACGGCGTCGATCTCGGAACCGTTCGGCAACCGAAGTCGAACGCCGCGACTGCGAAGTAGTGTCTTGAAAAAGTCATCGAGTACTGTGTTCATCGTCTCTCGCTGTCATTGCGCTATCGCACGCACTGCAGCTCGGTGATCGAGTAACGCGACACCGAAGTGCCAGTAGGCGCGTACCGAGTAACCGAGGAATTGCGGAATCGGTTGCACTTCTTCGATAATCGGCGTTTCCTGGCCGCGTAGGAACGCGACTGCGAACGCCGGTGTCGTCGCGGGGTCAGCAACGAGATACCACGTCGAGTTCGCGCCGTTCGTGGGCAGATACTGCGTAACGACCGGCTCGAATTGCCCGGCGTAGGCGTTCGTTTCCGGTAACGTGCGTTCAGCGCTGCCACCCGCGATCACGACGCGCACACCGGTGAAGAGATTCTCGGCGGTCGCTTTTAGTCCCACGGGGACGACTAGGAAACTCGGTTTCACGAAGACCGGTTGACCGAATTGGTCTGTTTGCGCGAGCATCCTTTCGACGGCGCGATCGAGATTCGGGATCGTAAGCGGTGCACCCGTTACGACGTTCGCGTTCGCAGTGCTGAAGAAGCCACCGGGGTTCGCAACGACCGTGCTCCAAAAGAGATTCTCGAGCGCGATGATCGCACCTCGCGCAGCTTCCTGCGGAATCGCGAGAAACGCACCGAGATCGTCGTTGATGATGTCTTGATGCGTAATCGTGAACAGCCGTCCATATGTATCGACTTTCACTTGCCAACCGGTATCACCGATGCGCTCCTGCGCGATCGAACCGCTCGTCGGCACACGTTCGAACTGCGCGAACGCGTTCAACCGTGCGAGCGTATGCGGCATGAAATTCACGGTCTCTACGATGCGCGCGATTCGTAAGCACGTCGGCGGCATCGTCTCGTAAGTCGAAACGAGGATTCGATACGCCGACTCGCGTAAGAGATTCGGAAACGATCGCACGCTGAACGCCGCGCGAATCACGTCGATCGGCGAAGAGTATGGATCGACACGATGCCCTTCGAGCCGTAGGCACTCGCGCGCAAGCTGCAGTAAGCCGAGATTGCGATACTTCGACGCGGCACCGACGATCCGCGGTGAAAACTTCTTCTCGACGCTTTTCGCGATCGAACCGCCGGCACGAAGCATGACCGCGGCGGTAAGGACCTCAGTCGTATCCACGCTCGCATCGAACGCATGCACAACTCGACTGCTCGGTCGACTCGCGCGAATCGCAGCAAGTTGGCACTTCTTCGTCGACCAGTTCTCTTGAATCGCACGTTCCGCGAGGTGCGGATATTTCCCGAGAATTCGCTTCACGATTTCAACCCTCCGAGCAGCTTTCGCGGCCACGACTGATGTACCAATGTCGGCCGGCACATCGACGATCGAAATCTCGCGCAGTACGGCGAGATCGACTACGTAGAGCGGACCCGTAAACGAACGGCCGTTCACTTCGACTTCCGCGCCGTCAGGAATCTCGCGATACTCGACGACCTCGAGGCCGATCGACGCTTTCCACGGAAAACCGTTCTCGATCGACGAGAGAAAGTCGCGCGAGTATTCGGTATCGCGCGAGACCACGGCGTCCGCGACGATCTCGTTGCCTTCGATCGCGATATTCGTCGTGTGCCCGATGCCAGCGTACTCGTCGTGCGCGTAGCGGATCGGTAACGAACTCGTCGGAATCTCGAGGCCACTAAGATCGACCACGACCGGCAGCGGCCAGCCTTCGACCGTCATCGTACCGCCGGTGTACGCGACGATCTGGATTCTCTTGAGACTTGACGCAGCATCGTCAGTCGGCTGCGTTTCTTCGGTCGCCGGCTGCGACTCTTCGTCTTGCGCGGCGACTTCGTTTTCGTTTTCGTCTTCTTCGTCTTCGAGCTCGTCTTCAGGATCCTGCGCGCGAATCCTCGCCTTCGCTCGAATCCGAAGGAACTTTTTCGTCATCTTCGGCATCGCTATTACCTCCTTTCTCGAAAAGGAAATCGAGACCGAGTTCGTTCGCGAGCGCATACTCTTTCGCTCGCTGACGAAGCTCCGTCATCCAATCGCGACCCTGCTTCGCGTATTCGTACGCGAACGTCGTGAGGCCGCTCTGAAGACGCAAGCGTTGCGCTTTCGCTTCTTTCTCCGGATCGACGCCCTCGAGAGCAGGCCAGTACCACTCATGATCCGGTAACTCGCGACCCAAGCCGACTAGCGATGACGCCTCGCCGTCAACGATGCGCCACTCGCGATAGAACGCTCGCAACATCGGCTCAAGCACGATCGCTTCGATCCTCGCACGCTCGACTTCGAGTGCACGATACCAGTTGCGAAGATCGAGTCGACCACTCGAAAAGTTCGCACGCGAAGAGTCGTTGAGCGCGACTACGACGGGAACGTTGAGGCACCGCGCAATCTCGCTCATTAGGTGATAGACGAAATCGCCGTAGGTCGTCGTTGGATGCTGCGCCGTCATCTGCGAGAGACGCCACCCCGGTGGCAACACGGTGGCACTGCGCGGACGCAGATCGACGAATTGCCAGACGAGCTCGCGTGCGAATCGTTCCGCATCGCGCGGAATGTACGCAGCCGAATCGGTCTGCAATACTGCTGCGAGATTCGCTGCAGTCTCGGCTGCGGCTGCAGTCGCAAGCGTGAACCGACGCAGAATCGAGAAGAGCGGCAGCGCCGGCGTAATCTCGGGAACGCCACGCCACTGACCCGGTCGCTCGCGATGGAAGTAGTGGATGACAGAGTCCGCCGGTATCGTCTCGTACGAGTAGTCGATGTCCGCGACCGCGATGTCGCCGGGATGTCGCCGCAGCACGTGATACGCCGCCGGCATCCCGTAGTCATCGAAAACGATGCCCTCGACCGGTTGCATAAGCGCAGAAATCGGGCCCTCGCTAACCTGCTCCGGCTCGACGAGTCGAATCGCGAGCTTGACTTTCGTTCGCTGCCGCGGATAGTCGCAGAGGATCGCGAAGGCCTCGCCATCGACGACGACGCAGCGACGCATCGTTCGCAGAACCTCGGGCAAGTCGACCGCAGCGCACCACTCGGACCACGCTCGCTCGAAACGAAGATTCAACTCTTCGTTCGTAGTACGAACCTGCAGGACCGGCCCGGTACCGACCGTATAGTTCGCGATCGTCGAGACGATGCCGTTCGCGTAACTGTTGTTCGCGACTTCGTAACGCGATCGATTCCGCAGTGTACGCCGCACACTCGGCGTTAGCGCAGCCGACGGCGAAAGCGCATCCGCTTGCGACCAGTGCTGCGCATTGTCTGGAGTCGTTGCCGCAGCATCGTAACGCGCGCGAAACGAAACGTCCGCTCGCGCTGACGACGCGTTGCCACTCGTACTGAAGACTCGACGCAGCCAGCCGATCATCCTAACGCTCCCGGCGCGTTCATCTTCACGACCACCGCTTTCGGCTCCGATACTTCGCGCACGAACTCGAGTAGCTCGCTCACGTCGCGATACTGAACCGTCATGCCATCGACAGTCACTGTCTTCGGCTGCCGCGCTTGCTCGACTAACGACTCGATGATCTGCTGCCGCTGCGTCTCGTCGATCATGACATCGCCCTCGCACGATAACGAAGTAGTCCTTCGAGTAGCCAGTTCGAACTCGAATCCGAAGTCGAAGACGTAGTCGACTCGAGCAAGTCGAAAATCTCACGCGCAACGAGCGCGCCCACAAGGCAGTCGAAGTAGTGGTTCTCGCGTGCAGGTAGCAGCGACCACTCCACGCACTGCCGCCAGATCGACTGCGTAGCCACGCCAGTCTCCGACGTAAGATGCTCGATAATGATCGGCGCATCGACGGTACGCGCGATCTCGACCGAAGACGACGCGAAGAGATTCGCAGCACTCGTCTTCGCACGGTTCGTGTCGATAAGCACGCTCGTCGTGGCGCGATCCGGATCGCGGGTCATGCGCCACGCGTTGCCAGTCACATCGCCCGGTTTCGTGAGTTCAACGACCGACGACTTCGACCGCGCACCGACGTAACGACCGTAAGCAGGATAGACGCGATCGTGAATTGCGGTCACTGCTGACACGATGTCACTGCGATAGCCGGCATCCACGAGCACGAAGCTACTCGGATAGCGAGCGCGAAGCTGCGCGAGTAAGTCGTGCAAACCTCGCTCGATCGACTGCGGCGCCGTGATGCGATAAAAGCCTTCGAGCGATAGCGCCGGTCGCGATGCGGAGTAGTAATTCGCATGCTGCTCCGGCCACGTCGAAAACGCCACACGCACACGATCGTTCTCTCGCGCAACGACCGCGTAGTAGAGAATCCGCTCCTGTACGTCGACGTAAATCCCGACTCGCTCCGAAGGCGCGATCGAAAAGTCACCGAACGCAGACGCAACCGACTCCGGCGCAATCGCGATCGAATCGTCCGCAACGACGTTCGCCGCAGGTTCGTTCTGGTACTCCGAGTAAAACGCATTGCGATCCTGGAAGTAAAGATGCATCGCGTGCTGCACTGCGGAGACCTCGATGCGCGGATCGTAACACGCTTCCCAAAACGGAATCGCACCAGCATCGAGCTGCGCACGATGCGCGAGGTAGTACTCGTTGATTCGCTTATAGTCGCGCACGCGGATCGCTTCGCGATATACGCGTTCGTACTCCGACCACGCTGCCATATCGGTCGGCATCGAACGAAGTAGACCGATCCGCTCGCCGCTCCACTCGGGTAGCGACAGCAACTGATCGCTGAGATCGCCGCGACGAATAACCGTGCACGTGCACAGCACCGCGGCCTTGTGATCGTGGGCCATCGTGCCGAGAATATCGGACTGAATGAGCGCACGCCGATACTCGCACTGTCGTGGCGACATCGCACTGTCGCGAGTCTGCGGGTCATCGATTAGGATGAGTTGCGGTCGCACAAGTCGGCCGTCGGGCAACGCGTGCTGCAAGCCGCGCAACGAACCGCCACGCAAAGGCACCGATTGGATCAGCGCGCCCGAACATTTCGAGCCATCGATCGACGCGAGTACGATCCGATCGAACGTAAGTCGAATATGCGTCGGCTTACCGTCAAAAAGCTGAAACCGCATGCGCTGGAGACTGCCGTCAGCGCGTAAGATCGGATAACACGCCTCGGGATAATCTTCGATAAGCTCACGTGCCGTCGTCAACCAGAGAATAAGATTCTGAATCGTCTGCCGCGCACGCTGGCCATTCGCTGTCACTACGAGCACATACTTCGCGTGGCCATGCAGCACCGCCCACAACGCGGTCGCGAGCGAAAGCGAAGTTTTGCCGCTGCCCCGCGGCATCGCGTACGCGAAGCAACCGCCACGAAGAACGACCTCTTCGAACTTCCGCGCGATCGATCGATGCGCGTCCGAAAACGGCAGCGAGAAAACCGACGGAAGATACGTACGACACCACTCGAGAATCGATCGACTCGCTCGCGCACGCCGACGTGGATGCGCAACCTCGGGCAGCGGTCCGATCTCGCGAGCGCGCAAAATAACACGTCGCCGACGCAAAGCTTCGTCGGCGACCACATGCGCGTACTCTTCGATCGTCCTAACTGCCATCGCTCTTAGTCCCACCTAAGTCGCGAATCGGCATCGCAATCGGCTTCAGATCGTCCGAGTAGTGCGCCGGATGTGTTAGCATCGAACGAATAACTCGCGGTGACGCGCCCCACACGTCGCCGACGCCGTTCAAGCGAGTCGTACAGCAGACCGGCGACAAGAGCTCGCCAGTCGATGTCGCGATAATCCCACCGCCGCTATCGCCCTGCGAAACCGATAAGCGATAACGAACCTGAAGGTCGGCGTTCTCCTTCGCGACCACGTAGCCGTCCTCGCGATTGCCGGGGATATGCACGCCATAGCCGCAGTGAAAGACCTTATCGCCGACCTCGAACGACTCCGCAACGCGAAGCCACGGCAGTCGATCGTGACGATCGTCCGTCAGTAAGATCGAACAATCAGACTTGCGATTGATCGCAATGACACGCGCGCCGAACGAGATGCCGTTGCGCAACACGACCGTCACCTCCTCGCCGACGCGGCGATGGCAGTGTGCGGCACTGACGAGATACCACCGACCATCGTCGCGCTTCGGACCTACGATCGTCGCACTACAGTAACCGCCGGTCATTATTATCTTCGCGATCGCGTCGCACGGATTCGCTGCCGGCTTGTCGTCGTCCGGCCGCGGTGACTTCTCCTTGTCACCGCGCTTTTCGTCTTGCGGCGGTACGCGCACGCAACCGAAGTGGACCGCGGTGCCACCGCCGATAACCGTAAGTAGCGCGGTCAAGACCGCAACGAGAATCGATCGCCACGGCTCGGGAATCGAAATACGCATCGACTCACTCCTTCGTTCGACAAACTACTCGATTTTCGAAGCTGCTCGCCGGCCACCGGTTTCGCGCGAGCCCCAGGAAGGACCCGTGTTCACGTGTCGCTAAGCTCCCGCTTTGCGTGTCGCTACGCTCCCGCAACTACATCTACCGTCTAAAGCGAGTCAGAACAAAGTATAGCAACGCTAGCACGATCGTAAACACAACGCATCCGTCGCGTACGCCGGCGAAGTATGCCGCGGAAATCGCAGCGCTACTCGCGTGTTCGACCACGGTTGCGATTTTCGTAGACGATTCGCGAACCGCGCTTGCGGCTGCGCGGATCTCGCGTAGCGTATCGACGACGGCAGCTTCGTTCACGACCTCGCCCCGCAGTTAGTCTAACCTAAGAGACGAGTTCGAGACAAGAAGAGTTTAGAGAAAATCGACTAGACGTGGCGTCGCACACGACGTGCGATATCGGAAGCGCGGAATAGGCGGATCACACGTTCTTCGACGCTTTTACGTGACTCGCCGAAGTTGCCGACGTAGCACTTTACTACGCCGTTTTCGAGGTAGAAGACGACGTGTCGACGGCCTTGAGGAGAGTAGATAATCGGCTTCACTAGCGACTGTGCGAGTCTTCGAATCGTATAGCGAAAGCTAGACGAACTGTACACGACGTTGCCGAAAACGTCGAGGAGTCGATAGCTGGGTTGTCGTTTCATCGCTGTTCCTCGTAGTCGATAAAAAAGCCCGGTAACTCCGGGCATAACGTAGTCATGTCACCGCGCTGTCACTGGCGCGACAGCGACTCGCGCATTCGATCGCGAATCTAGTCCGGAGTTACGAGCGGTGCTGCGATCTCGAGGAGATCGCGCGCAGTTATGCGGATCGCGATCTCGTCGTAGCTAGCGTCGTCGTCGACTACGCAAATCGCGCGAAGCGCGGCTTCCATTACGAGTCGCGTCGCCATGCGAAGTCGGAACGGTACCGCAGTTGGATCGCTGATCCCCGGAGCCACGAGGGGCACTGGCGCGAAGTAGTGAATCTCTTTTCGATCGCCGCTTCGACGTTCGCCAACGATCGTGACACCGTAGCTCGCGGGCGCGAAACGAAACGAATACGAGTCGTTCGCGATCCACTCGAGCGCTTCGATTACGTCTTCGCTTTCGATACCGAAACGAGCGAAGACAGGGTGAAAGGGATAACAGAACCGCGCGCACCACGAGAATGCGCGGATAACGACGGCGAAAGGTCGGTACCGATAGCGGCGCCGACACCAATCGTAGACCACGCCGAGCACGATCGTGCGATTCACGAGGCTCGGCGTCGCAGTCGTCTTCGGAACGTACGTCTCGCCTTCGACGACGCCGCGCAAATAGCGACCGTATCGCTCGGTCGCTTCGCGATCGATACATGCGGATACTTCGTCCCAACTAAGTCTTCTCGGCATGCGAACCTCCTTTCTTCGGAACGTGGAGGCGATCCTTTACTCGCCCGCAGCGCGGGCAGTAGTAATCGCCCCAGAGGCTCTCGCGGTAGTACGCGTTCCCCACCATTGCGTGCGGCGGTACGGGGTCCCAAATCTTCGTAATCGGGTCGCGCATGTAACGACCCAGGCAGTGCCCGCATCGCGGGCAGTAGCCGAAGTGCACGTCTTCCCAATCAGAAACTTCTCCGGCTGGCCGACGGTCACCGCAAACATCGCACTTTTCCCAACGCATATTCGTTCTCCTTTCGGGTTGTGAAACGTTATCGCCTTGCGGCATCACTGCATCGATGACACCGCGGGGTCACCGCCTCGCAGCGTCACCTAGTTTTCGGCTTCGAGTTCTGCTTCGAGTTCTGCTTCGCGCTCTTCTAGTATCTCGCGCGTGTTTTCGAGTCTACGCCAGACGCCGTAAGGGATTCTGGCCTCGGAAACGATCGTCCAGTTCGAAATACCGATTCCGCCATCGTAGACGAAACCATCGGGAGCAACGAGCGCGAATCCGTGCTCGGGAAAGAGAACCTCGGAACGAACGTAAAGGTAGTACTGCCCGTAATCGTCGTTCACGCACTTCGCTTCCATCTCTAGTCCTCCGTAGTTAATCGCGACTAACTCGGCAGCGTTATCTCACTCGCCGCGAACTGGTTCTCGAGTAGGATGCGTTCGACCCATACCGCAACATCCCAGCCGTCACGGTTGACCGCGGCACGCAGCGAAATGCGCTGCCCGGGTATTCGATCTTCGGTTACGATGCGCCCGTCGAGGTGCGGGCACGAGTGGAGCACGAGGTCGCCGTGGCGGTTAGGCACGACTAAGTGAAAGACGCCATCGGCGTCGAGTCGCAGGCCCGCGATTTTGCGATACTTCGCGAGCGGACCGATTAGGTAGCGCGACAGCAACTCGGCGTACACTCGTTCATAACGCGTTAGTGGACTCGATATCACTCGCTCTCCGATCTAATCTTCGATCGTCTTCTCGGCCTCGATCTCTTCGAGCTCTTCGCGCACAAGCTCGAGTTTGCGTCGAATATCTTCCGGTACCTCGTCAGCGCGCACAACGGTCCACTCGTTAGCGATGCCGAAGCCGCGCGGCCAGCACTGCTCGTCGTCGTAAAGGGCGAAGCCCCACCGTGGGAAAAGAACCTCGGATTCGACCTGCAGTAAGTAAAGACCGTCTTTCGTGCGCACGTACTTCGCGT